GAATTGGGCAAACGAATGGCAAAGACAACATATGATAGACCAACAAAATCTGGTCTAACAAAATTTCAATCTAGAAGAAAGTAATATATAACTAATCGTAAAAAAATGATAAATAAAAGTATAGAGATGATAAAGTCTCACCAAATTTTAATGGAGAAATAAAATGGTAGCAAAAGTACACGAATCATATGATGCAGGTCAATTCCTAACAGGATCACTTGTACATTTCACAATCACAAAAGTAGCAGGTTCAATCTCTGCGAAACATGTTGTTGAAACAGTAGGCACACGTGCAACTGTTGTAATTCTAGGTGACGGCGCAGAGCGCGTTGCAGTAGAAAATAACGGCGCATGGACAGCGGCTACACTAACAGCAGCACTGGGCGACGACTATGCAGCAGCAGATTTTGATTACTAAGATATGACCTCTACTTATTAGAGTATAAAGACCCACCAATATTGGTGGGTCTTTTTTTGTTTTACATATAATATAAATACATATAATATAAATACATATATAATATAGTTTAGGAGAATAGCAAATGGCATATGCTGTACAATTTAGGCGTGGAACCACGGCACAACATGCATCATTCACTGGGGCGGCCGGCGAAGTAACAGTGAACACAGATACAAATGAATTAGTCGTACATGATGGTACAACCGTAGGCGGTCATGTAATCGGTACTAGTAATGGCAGTGGCGGAGGTGCTAGTACATTAACTGATTTAAATATTACTGATGGCACATCAGGACAAGTACTAACTACAGATGGTGCAGGAACATTCACATTTACTACTTTATCAAGTGGAAGTAGTGGCTCTACTAATGATTTATCCACAATAATTTCTCCAGCAGCATTTGCGTATGTCAATACTACATCAGATGGATCAGGTACAAACATAAGTTGGGCAAATTGGAATGCGTCAAGTGGAAGTATGGACTTTGCATTTACAACTTCGCAACCAGATACAAATTATGCAGTTATTAGTGATGTAGAAGGTAGAGATGATACCAATATCATGGTTACTTCTAAAACGACTACTGGATTTCAAATCTCTATTTACGATGATAACGGTGATGTGAGAAGCCCTGATTCAACTGCCACGTTTTCTGTAATAGTATATTCGTCAGTTCCCACACTATCGGGAACTACTTCATCCACAGGATCTGCATCATCTACTGAAATTTTTGCAGATATGGCAGCATTAATTGCAAAAACTGGAATGAGTACAGGAGATCAAGCATATATATCTTCAACTGATAAGTTATATTTGTATACAGGAACTGGTTGGTATCTGATTGCAACAGTACAGAATGACGCGCCATCAGCAATTACAAATGTTACTTCAGCATATAATCTTGCCATCGATGGGACACCGACTGTGATTACTGCAGTATCTACTGACCCAGAAGGATTCCCACTTACATGGAGTTATGCAATAACATCTGGATCACTTGGGTCAACCGCTACAATATCACAAACAGATAATGTTTTTACAATTACTCCAAGTACTAATTCAGCAGATGAAGGTATATTTACGTTAACAATTAGTGCTACTGATGGGGCAAATGGCGCAGTAAATGCAAATACATCCATATCTCTCGCCTTCGTCGTTATTAATAGTAGATATACAACATTACTTGCAACAGCAACAGAAACTTCTGATAATAGTACTGTAACAGATTCATCTACTAATAATCATGCGATAACTGTGCGGGGCGATGTACGGGTTGGTACATCTAGTCCATATAGAAGTGGTGGATATTCAACTTACTTTGATGGCACTGGAGGAGATTATCTAAGATCACCCACTCACGCGGATTTTGGGTTTAGCACAGATGATTTTACAATAGAATGTTGGTATTATCCAGTATCAAGAACTCAACCTTATCCTAGAGTATGGAATTTCGGTCCATATTGGAATGACAGTATTTCTTTAGCTTTTCTAGATAGGCACGCTGACCGGCCAACTGTTTTTTCTTTATCTGCCTTTGCGTTGGGGGAAGGAATTTTAACTTCTACTACAACAGTAGAAGATAATACATGGTATCATCTAACAGTTGAAAGAAGTGGTCCTACCATAACTCTATATGTAAATGGTGTAGCCGAAGATACATATAATATAGGCACTTCTCAATTTCTTACAAGTTCATCTAGTTATGTTACTCTTGGTGGGGTAAGCGATGGCATTTCCCAAGCTATAATCGAGGCGGCAGCAAACGCATATATACGAGACTTTAGATATGTAAAAGGCACAGCAATATATGATGGAAACTTTGCACCACCCACATCGGCATTCGAATCTGATGCTAATACCAAATTATTAATTAGCAGTTCTCTTCCATATATTAAAGATAGTTCGTCTAACTCACATGATATTACAGTAACTGGTGACGTTTCCATAATGCCATTCGCGCCATATGACTACCGTGAATATAATCCAAACGACCATGGCGGATCTGTATATTTTCCAGGTGGTGGAGCTGCTATATTTACACCAACAAATGCTAGTTTTGGTTTTGGCACAGGCGATTATACAATGGAAGGTTGGTTTAATTTTGATGATCATGGAGCCTTTTGGGGCGGTGATGGTTCAACTATATTCGCTACTTCAAATCCTCCAGGTGATGTGTCCGCACATCTTTGGGTATCGGCTAGAGCACTTAGATTCTATAGTGCTGGGGCTGATCGTATTGTAAGTTCTCCTGTTAGTACACAAGAATGGCATCATATTGCACTCGTTAGATCAAGTGGAAATACGAAACTTTACATTGATGGCACTCAAGAAGGTTCAACATATGCAGACAGTCTTGATTACGGAACAACTGCCCCTTTTAGTATAGCTAGTCATCATGACAATGGTCAGCAGGGCCCATCTTCGAAGAATCTAGTTGGTTATGTGTCAGATTTTAAAGTTATAAAAGGTCAAGCGATATATACATCTAACTTTACATCACCTACCGCTCCATTATCTTCAACAGGTACAGAGATACATATTAAAGGCACAGATGCTTCTATCATAGATAAGTCACAATCAGATAGCCACTTAACGTTATTTGGAAATACTACTGGCTCAACAACTCAGGTTAAGTTTACTGATACTAAGTCAATGTATTTTGATGGAACTGGTGATTATATCACCGTAGATGATGGTTTTCATTTTGGAACAGGTGATTTCACCTTTGAATTTTGGTTATATCCAACTGAAAATCTCACTAGTAGTGGAGCACAACAATTCATAAATGCAGAAACTAGTGGTTCAGGTGTGACATGGTCATTTGCTTGTTATCCAGATGGTTATAATGGATTAGGTTATAATGGATTAACATTTAGTTATGGACTACATGGATCATACACTGTAGGAAGATATGTCAATAATTATTGGCCAACTCAAAATACTTGGACACACCTTGCTGTACAAAGAAGAAATGGTATAATAGAAATTTTTGTTAATGGTACTAGTCAAACATTAACAACGTACGGTCAAAATTCAACATTTAGTGATGGCGCAAATCTAACAAGTAATTATACATCACGACATTTCTTTAATGGTTTAGAAGGTTATGTTCAGGATCTCAGAATTACAAAAGGTCTAGGTAGACACACCGCAAACTTTACACCACCAACATTACCACTAAAAGGTTAAATTTTCACATATATGAAAATTAAAAAGCGTTCTTCGGGACGCTTTTTTATTGAAACAGTACTTTAACTGTAAATATTTAAGATACGATATATTGATAAATACTATTAATGCGTCTCACACAATTTGCATAAAATTTAATAATTCAATCGGAGAAATAATATGACAAGAATACATGGCTCGGCAGGTTCAAGCGAAAATCTATCTGGCAATCTGAATTTTTATACTATCTATCTAAAAACATTAGATATTACATCAACCGGTAATATATTAGATCAGTCACAACAAAATTTTGATGATGTTTGTAATCTAATTAATCTGGTAGCCCAACCTGTAATTATGAATAGTCCTATTCCAGTATCACTTACTGGACTAGCACCAACTCTAACTGGTAATGGTATGATTTTTAAATTTGCGGTAGAGCATGGACACGCATTTGAACGTAGCGGTGATAATGTTGCATTACTTAAAGAAATATTCTACGGTGTAGATATTAATGGTGTACCATTAGATCCTATTACAATAGAATTTGAGATGTCTGAATTATTATAGTTCTACATTCTATTGAGCGCCCACTACCTAGTATGGTCTTGGAATCATTCATGTAATAGAATAGAATGTGGAGATACCCCATTAAGCAGTGAATGTAAAGAAAAAACCCAGTTTTTACTGGGTTTTTTTATTGGTATATATTTCTTTAAGATATAAATGATAAATACATATAACATTTGGTGGAGAAGAACAATGTCTATAAATGAACCACAGTTAGCGGCACTTGAAATGCAAAGCTTAGAAACGCATGTTGCTGTTAATCATGAGAGATTCAAGAAATTGGATGAATCAATTGGAAGATTAGAAGCATTGGTAGAACGTCAAACATTAGATACAAAGGAACAATTTGCAGAGTTAAAAAAGATAGTTGTCTGGGCAAGTTCGACATTATTTGGGACATTGCTAATTGCATTATTGACTTCTGTGTTTAAGGTGATATAATGCTTATAGAAGAAATTGTAACAACTGATGAAGAATTTTATGAGGCAAAACTGGTTTATGCTCGGAGTGGTAAAAAAGTAGTACGTAAATATCGTTGTTCATCTGGTAGATTAAAAGGCAAAACAGTTGCAAATCCAACTGCATGCTTTAAGCCAGTGAATGTTAAAAAACGATTTACATTGGCAAAAACTAAAGCAAAAATGGGGTCACGGATGGCTAGAAAATCAAAAATGACTAAGCGAATGAATCCAGCAAGTAAACGATTAAAAATGTTAAATAGGTAGAGAATCAATGGGATTAAAAGATAGTATAGAAAATGTTATGTTAGCGGAGACATATAATACGAGATTGACTGGTATTGCTGATTTAGTTGGATCGAGTGATGACGATGTTAGAGATAGAATGAAAACTCTTGATTTTGGTAAGTATGTTGAATTAATGAGAGCATTGCGTGACAGAGATGCAACCGCCGCAAAAGAAGTTTTAGGTTTTAGCATTGATGAGGCATATTCTACCGGTTCACAAGGCACAAGAACCTCATTAACTCCTGGTGAAATGAAAGGCATGCAACAATCGCAAGCACAAGCACAAGACAATCTACCTACTCAAGATTCTAGTGCATCTGCAATGGCCAAAAAAGCACAAGCAATGCAACGCCTAGGTAAGAAGGCATTAGGTGGCATTAGTGGCCAACAGGCAGCAAAGGCACTAGATCGCGCTGAACAAGGTAAAGCATTAACACCGGTTCAACGTTTTGCGATGGCACAGCAAGCAAAATCTGTAGACGCACTTGCGAGTAATCCAAAAACAGCAGTGCAATTTAGAAGTCTATTAAATAAACTCAATAAATAAAAGGAGTTTAAAATGAAGTTACAGGAAGTATTAGGTGGTATATATGTTATGATCACCGAAGAAGAAAGTGATTTATTAATCCAGTTCTTTTCTGAAAATGAATATGTTAATGAATCTCAACTAAGTGAACGCTCGTTAATTATCGCTGATAAATTAGTACATAAGGGCGTGTTATTACCAACACTACGTGGATATAAAGTCAATTAACGGAGGATAAAATGACCGCACCTAGTCAACAAGATGTGAATGCAATGTCTAATTTAATGAAGGCACTTAACGGTGATAAGACTGCATTAAAAGAACAAGTAGCACATGAAAAACAAGTAATGGAGAATTCTGGACAAATTGATGTATCACACGGTGTTAAAACTGTAGATATCAAAGCAATGGAAAACATTTTGAGTTCCTTTAATAATGCAAGTAAAAATGTTAGTAAAAAAGTTGCGACAACAATGAATGAATCCACCAAGACGCATAATGGTGTAAAAGTAGGTATGTTTTCAGTTGAAAAGACAGAAGATGGATACTATGATATTAGAGACAATCGTTCAAACGACACATTATTTGAAAATATTTGCTTGTATGAAACTGCATATGTTATTACAAAACACTTGAATTCTGGAAAGAAAATAAATTCTACAGAGTTAACAAAAATAATGGCAACTAATGCAATATTTGAGCAATTTTATTTCGATGCTATTCAGTATAAAAATACATATGCAAAAGCAAAAAAGCGCAAGGATATTAGTAAAATGAATATTGCGGAAGCAAGATTTACTAGAGCAAAATCAGAAGCAGGAAGTGCCAAACGTAGTATTAAATCTATATATGAATCGTTTAAGTAAATTTTAAAATGAAACCAAAAAGATAAATACATGATAAAACTTTATGTATTGGGGCAAATACCATGAGAAAAACAATTTTTTACAACTCTAATCCAGTTGCGATCTCTTCAAAAATGAATGAGTATATGAAAAGCAATTTTGGGTACGAAGTAGATGGTGATCTAGAATCACTAAGAGAAGCAAAAGCACAACTAGAAGCACAAAAGCGAGAAATGACTTCAGACTACCAGAATCGTGCATATGTCGAAAACATGCTTATGATTGAAACTATTAAATCACTACTAAAAGCACACGTTGCTGAAGGTGAATTACCCGCTGGTCTGAAAGCATATCAAGATGCAAAGAAAAAAGGCAAGACTACTAAAAAGAGTAAAGCAAAGTCAGATAAAATGCCAATGGCCGCTGGTAAAGACGGCAAGATGGGCACAAAAGATGATAAGCCAGCATTCTTAAAGAATGAATCATTTGTTGAAGGCCGCATGAGTGATATGATTATTGATGATTCAGAAACAATGTCAAAAGAAGAATTTTCTAAAAAGTACGGCAAAGAAATGGCAAATGAGTACTACGAATCAATCAATGAAGGTAAGTATAAATCTGATGCACAACGCAAAGCAGTACATGCTGCAAAAGCAGAAAAAGCAACTGAGAGCGAAAAACCATCATATGAAACAAATGCTAAAAAATATGAAAATTCATATGCAGAGCCAAAGGAATATACAATGAAAAGAGAAAAATTAGAAGAAGGTCTACTAGCACAACTTAATACATTACTTGAAAGTGATGCTGCAGAAGCAGAAGTTATGATGGCGGCACGTGGCATGGTAGATGAATTACAAGACATGATTGAAAAACTAGGCAAACTACAAAATGATCAACTTGGACCACTTACTGATGAAATGGTATATTCTCATGGTGCTGATCAAGCAGCATCATTTAAAGATATGGTAAATGATGCAGTAGCAGGATTGCTAGGTCAAGCACGTGCAACAAAAGATACCGTAAATGACGCAGTTCTAGTTTTGAGCGGTGAAACTCCAGCAGATGATATGTCTTCTGGTGATGTAATCGGTGATGATATGCAAGATGATTTTGAAGATGATGTCGAAGTAGATTTCGCGGCAGGAGATGAATCCGCATCTGGACCAGATGATGAACCTCTAGGTAGAGCAAAGAGATCATAATATGAAAATTTCAACACTTTTAAGCGAAAATGAAAATTATAAGTCACAACTTATCAATGATATAAACGTATATCTTGTTCGCTTAAAAGCGAATGACATTAATACTATTGGTACTGATATAATGGTACGTGAATTAAATGATTTAGGACATGCAATCACTGCCGAAAGTTTGATTGATATTTTATCAAAAAGTAAATATGTTAGTAATGTAAGTTTAACCAGTATTGATCTAGAATTTGCCCCCACATCAAATAATGATGATGATTCTAAAGATATTGTTAAAAAACTTGCTACTAAAGCAACCTCACGGAGAATGAAATAATGCCACTTATTATAAAAGGTAACAAAGAACTGAAAGTCGTTTCTAAATCGGAAATGAAAGATATACTTAATAATGTTAAAACTTCTAGTACAGAAGAAACACTCAAACGTTTATCTCCTGAAGTTGCAGAACGACGGAGAGAGACATTAGCAAATAAATTGGCAAGACAGAATGCTGAATTAATTGAAAAAAGTATATCTATTGAGAATACAAAAAAACTTGAAAGCGAAAAGCAACAAATTACAATTGCGGTTGAAGAAAAAGTAAAAGATGCAGTAGTTGAAACTGTTACTCCAATTACTGTAGAAAAAACTGAAACTAGTTTAATTGTAGACACTAAAAATAATAAAGAAGTATCAGATATTGTTGATTTCGAAAGTATGACTAAAAAACAAATTGATATTTGGGCAGATGAAAATTTAGGAGTTCAACTTGATCGTAGACGTACAAAAACAGATATGATTAAAGAATTAAAAAAACATATGTAATTAATTAAAAAATTATAACATATTGAAGCGTAAGAGATTTCTCTTACGCTTTTTTCTTGACAAGTTAACGAAGATATGGTATAGTAAAGTCATGATAAAAGAAACTTATACCTATGCCCCTCTGTCACGTGTGAATGTAGACGGATCTCGTCATTACCAAACACCCGAAGGTAAGCCATTACCGAGTGTCACAACCGTTTTGAGTGCACTTGCAGATAAAACATCGCTACATGAATGGCGCAAGCGCGTTGGAAATGAAGAAGCAAATCGTATCATGAATCTTGCTACTGGTATTGGTACGCAAGTACACTTACACTTAGAAAAGTTTATTCTAGAAGAAGATAGACCTAACGGATCAAATTTAATTCATCAAATGGCTAAAGAACTTTCAGATATTGTTATTAAAGATGGTCTTAGTAAGATTAATGAAGTATGGGGAACAGAAGTACCTCTGTATTATCCTGGTCTATATGCTGGAACTGCAGATTGTATTGGTGTTTATAAAGGACAGCAGGCAATCATCGACTTTAAAACTACACGTAAACCAAAAAAACGTCAGTGGATTGATGATTACTTTCTTCAAGGTGCAGCATATGCCGCTGCACATAATGAGTTGTATGGAACAGATATTCGTACAATTGTCATTATGATGATTGGATGGGATGCCGAGGCAGACAATCTTGGAAATTATCAAGAATTTGTTGTCGAAGGTGAAGAATTCGATAAGTATTCATTATTGTGGGCTACTAAGGTTCAAGAGTATTTTGATAAATACATGTAATCTAGGAGTTACACGAAATGGCAATAACAAACGTAAAAATTCTACTAAGACGCGGCCTCCGGTCGGAAATAGGCGTTGATACATTAGACACCGGTGAAATGGGGTTTACTACCGATACTAATCAATTGTTCGTTGGCATTGACGATGCTATTGATGAAATTCAATTTGATGCATTTGCAAATGCACACGCAGTTATACAAACTTGGTTAGATAGTGATGATAATCCTGAACCTGGTTTAAAAATTGATGAAGATTTAGTAATAAGAAATGTACAAGATGTTGATGCACTAATTGACGCAATGCATTTTTATTTGCAAAATGTAGAATGGAAAGGTAATGTACAATTATCAGTCGGCGAAACAGTATATCTAAAAGAATACAAATATGCTGATAACAGAATACCATCTTCTGAAATTGATCCTGGAAAAACATATATTATAAAAAATATTGGCAATACTGAATACAGAACTATGGGGGCTGTGTCAAATGATATTAATGTGCAGTTCACTGCAATTGCCCTTGGTCCATTGGATGGCGACGGCGAAGTATTAGAAGTTATTGGGGTTGAAGATTATACTCACGGTATTGTAACATCGGTAACATATGATTCAGTAAGAGATGTAACAGTAACTTCATTGTATATGAAGCACAATGATGCGATGCCATCACAAGATATTGCACCAAATAATATTTCGACATATATGACAAAATCAAATTTTGGTTTATTCAAGTGGACTGGTACTGAATGGACATCTGAAGTTATTGATCATGTTCTTAATTATCATCCAACAAATGCTAATATTGATTATACAACTGATGCACCCTTAGCTGGTCTTGGATTAGATGGTGATGTGGCAGTTGTAACTGGTCCAGATAGAGTTACTTATTGGTATAAACAAACCACGTGGCAGCATCTTGGTTCCGGCGATCAAGATTTTCAATTTCATACAACTGATATTGAAACACAGGACTTGGATGTAACTCCACTTTCAACTCCAAATCTTAGAAGTGATGGATCGTCACTTGTAATCAATGATTATTATGTTGATTACAGTAGAGATGTTTCAAACGGATTAAATCTTATATTATCAGAGTTTGATTTGCTATCTCCTAGGATTGCAACTGTTCCGCTTGGATCTGATTTATCCGCAATGACAATAGAAGAAATTAATAACTATTATAGATATGATGACACTACTTTGCCAACTTATAGAACTGAAGAAATAGCAGTTCAGAATACACTTGACTTTCAGTTGACATATGCAGAACCTGAAACATCTGAAGTTGGACTTGCAACCATTTATATTAAAGAAAAAGATCAAGTCGGTTCAAATGATTTCACACTATATGATTATAGCAACACACACCGCGCATATTATTATACAAAGTCATTAATTGGTAGTCCATCTGATACTGATTATGCAGATACAACAAATGTAGGATATATTGATGTGCCAGAATTCACTGCGCCATTCTATGCAAGAACGCGCAAAAATGTAGAAGTATTAACAGAGAATACATATAATCAAATATTTGCAGATCAGCATCTCTCATCATATTCTCATCATAGCGGCAAACGATCCAGTTTATTTAAGAAAACATTTGATATCACATCAGATACATTCTTAAACTATCATTTTGAATCATGTAGTTCGTTATTCATTGATTACTCATTAAAGCAAGAAAGTACAACAGAAGGCAATTTATTTCTTCGCACTGGTACTATGAAAATAATTAATGGTTATCCACACGGTGTAAATCAAGTTAAATTAACAGACGAAAGCACTGAGTTGTGGCAAGATTTAAATTCAGATGGAATAGCAGAGATGTATCCTAATCCATTATATCCAACACCGCCTGCGGTGCCTGCACCGCCAGTAGCGCCAGAAGTAGAGTTTTCTAATATACAATTCAATGTTATTATAGAAGATGTTATTCGTGTTGCAAATCAAACTGAGTTAGAGATCAATAATTGGTTTAACACTGCAATGAATACAACTGGTATCATAGGCGCCACTAAACAGGATGGCGATGATGTTATAATTTCATCTGGTGATCCATTATGGAATTATACAGCAATGCTAAATGATTTGATTAATTCAACTTTATCAGCATCCACAGAAAAAGGCGATAATTTAAAAATTTATTTTGTACAGGATGCAACCTATACAACTGAGATTAGTTATACAATAAAACGATGGTCAATGTAAATGAAAGACAAATCGACACTACTCTTTGAGTGGCGACAACGAAGATTAGAACTTAAAAATAACTTTACAGAAGATAATTTGCAAGCCGTAATTGATTGGTGGAAAAGTTTAGATTATCATAGTCATGGATTTAATTATGATAATCCAACAATTTGGCCAGATGTGTGGGAATATATCAGTGAAGAATTCTATACTAACAGTGGAAACGGACTAGGGTGTTTCTACACTGTTCATCATGCATGTCCTGATAAAGATCCTGAACTTTTATTAATCCACGACTTACTATACGGCGACATTTATCTTATATGTGTTGTAGATGGATTTATATTAAATAGAAGTAGTGGAATACTTGAGAGTATGAATGATACAATCGCTGATTTCGATATTTTGAAACGTTTCTCCAAAGAATTTATCCTGGATACGTTGAAATTTAGAAATATGTAATAGTATAAGTTAATTAAAAGAATAAATATAACATAATAGAATGAGGATAAAATGTTAGTACAATCAAAATACAAAGTAAATGATATTGTCACCATTTCTCTAATGAGTGGGCAAGAAGCATTGGGCAAATTAATTAGTGAAAATAGTGACGCAATCGTACTTTCACGACCACTTACCATTGCAATTGGGCCACAGGGCGCAGCATTTCAGCCATTCACTATTACTGGCGATGCGGAAGGTGAAGTGTCATTTAAAGCAGACAAAGTAGTAGCAGTTCTAAAAACAAATAAAGAAACAACCGATGCATACAGAGCCGCAACAAGCGGATTAGTTGTGCCAGATACACCAGGACTAATTACATAATGCCACAAGCAGCAAGAACAACTGATACGTTAACAGCGCATGCGCCGTGTGCACCAGGAAAGTGTGGCATGGGCAGTGAGAATGTTATCATCGAAGGTAAACTTGCATATCGTACAGGAGATAAAACTTTTCCACATGGTATACCAATGGGATCACCTCCATCATGTGTTCCGCATGTCACCCCATTAGTACAAGGTTCTCCGAATGTTTATGTTAATGGCAGACCACTCGGTAGAGTTAATGATTCTCATTCTTGTGGAATTAAAGTAGCATCTGGTGCGGGCAAAACATATATTAATGGGTGATTAAGATGGCAATGAGCGAAGCGGAATTTGAAAGACTATATCAAGAATTTATAAGAAAAGGCGGCGGCAGTCTAACGGGGTCAAATAATCCTACTGCAAACAATCTTATATTTGAGTCATTGGGAGAAACTGTCAATACGCCAGTAGAGTATTATGATGAAACAAATAAAATAAAATTATCCCCTTCGCAGTTAGCAGAGTTAAATGCTGCGGAAGAACAATATAATAGAAAGACCGCATTATCTATCATATCGAGTGAACTAACAGCCAATAATTTTACAAATCCGTATAGTACAATTTCCACAGATGGTATTTCAAATTATACGGAATACAATACAAGTCCAGGTGTTGTACCATTAAATAATGCAAACAATTCTTTTAATCTGTTATCTGATACCAATAACGGTGGCAGCATTCTTGTTCAAAGTACAGTTATTGCGGGTATACTGGCAGCAACTGGATTAGATTTTGATAAGATATTGATTGGTGCAACTTTGGGAACCGCTGCTATTAGTATGTTTAATAATTTAAATTCACATACAGAACTACAAGTTCAAGATTTGCCACAGACATTACAAGATGCCGATACTTTATCAAGCCTTAATAAGTCTTTTAGCGAACAAGATAATAGTTGTAGTTTGTTCAATGAATTAATGGGTGTTATGTCAGGCAGTTTTGATAGTGCGTTTAGTATATTAGATAGTGCGAAATCATCACTTTTAAATATACTAAATCAGTCTGGTGTCATGGATTTCTTTAATGAAATCTCTGGGACAGTTTCTAATATAATTTCAGGATTAGTTGGACCGATATCTGATAATATTAATTTATTAATAAGTAGTATATCTGGTGCAGTTAATAGTGCATTGTCTACTGTAATGGAATCATTGCCAAACATTAAAGACATTCTCGGCGATTTGGGAAATATGGCAGCAAGTGCAATGAACGCAGTGTCAAGCGTGGCAGATCAAATATTTAGTGAAATAGCAAATGTTGCAAATATGACAGCACAGATAGCAGAAAAATTAGCAGCAATGGCAATGGCTGGCGCGATGTTGGATCCATGTAAATTAGCAGTATTGATGAATACAGGATCATCTGAATTAAAAAATGCTGCTGCATTATTAAATGCTCCTTTGCCAACGGGCAATGCTGGATTTAATATTCCTACCTCTATCGATCCTCGTGCGATTACAAATGATGTTGATTCAATTATTAGTAGTGCAATAGATACAGCATCTTCACAGCCAGGAGTTCCGCAATCGCCATTTAGTCTAGCAGCGAGTATCTATCAACCAATAGACGCATACTTGTTTGACTTATATGCTGATAATAATGGATTAGGTTCTGAATTTGAAACCATTACCACGGCTGATGGATCAGAACGTGTTGTTAAAAAACCATTAACTGGTAGTAATTCAATATCAGCAACATCATCTAATATTGTATCTAGGTCTAGAGGAGAAACACCACAATTACCTATTCCAGAATTAGATTCGCTACCTAGTATTCAAGATTTGATTGGAATTTCACAAGGTGGCGCAGATCCTAATTTTGTTTCGCCAGACCAAAGAGGAGATGCATCTAATCCACAAATTTTATCTGCCGCATCTGATGCAGATATTAAAAATACTGCAGACAATAATATAACTACTGATAACAAAGGTAACAAGTTGCCACTATTATCGGTTCTTTCTAAAGTATTTAAATCACAATGGAGACCTACTATAGGAAGAGATGTGACTATACAGCAAACATTAATTCGGAATACAATTAATGACATTAGACTATATACTGAATCTGCTTCTACTATATTCAAAACTGGACAAAAAAAACAAGCAATAATAATTATCGAAGAACTTTCTGAATATAAGAAAACATTACGTGATCTATATAAGGTAAGAAAAGAACTAACATATGAATCGCCAGGTGCAGATTTTAATACGGTGAAAGAAGAAGAAAAGCGTATACTTTATATAAACAGTATAAAACCACGACATACTAGAATTATTAATAATGTTTCTCCTAAAATAGCAAATAGTATCACATCTTGGGAATCAATAAAATCTCAAACAGTTTTAGGTTCAAGATAAATACATATAAAGAATTATTGGAGTAAGTACAAATGCGTGTTAATGAAATTATAAAACAAATGGATGAGGGTGTCAACGATCCTCATATTTTCAAAGCAATATTCTTAGCAGGTGGACCAGGCAGTGGCAAAAGTTTTGTTGCCAATAAGATGTTAAGTGGCACAGGACTACGTACAATAAACTCGGATGATATCTATGAATACATGATGCGCAAAGCAGGCAAACAATTAACACCTGCTGATATCTATTCCGATGAAGGACAAGAAATTCGTGATCGTGCAAAACAGATTACAAAGCGTAAAGAAACATTACATCTTGACGGTCGACTAGGACTTATTATCGACGGTACTGGTAAAGATGTATCAAAAGTTAAACAAACAAACGAACAATTAAAAGAACTTGGTTATGAAACAATGATGTTGTTTGTTAATACGAGTGAAGATGTGGCACAAGAACGTAATGAAAATCGTCCTAGAAGTCTACCAAGAGAACAAGTATCCAAGATGTGGCAAGCGGTTCAACAAAATCTTATGAAGTTTCAACAGTTATTTGGTGCTAGAGATTTTCATATTGTTGATAACTCTGGAGGACTAGAAGATTCAGAACGTAAAGAAAATTTCTTAGAAGTTGATAGAGCAATTGATAAGTTTCTAAATAAGCCACCATCAATGCCACAGGCAAAGAACTGGATACAAGATCAAAAAGGTTGACAAATATAGTTGAATCGTATATAATATAATTTTAAATTAATGAAGCGGATAGAAATTGAATAATAACGCATTAGAACATTGTCTAAAATTTAGAAAAGATATTGATTTAGACTTTATTAAAAAAACACATGTTCATTACTGTACTCCTTGTTATGGAGGACAAGTAACAGAACCATTCTTTAGGTCGTGGACTCGCGCTCATATGATGTTCACAAAAAATGAAATACCATACTCCCTGACTACAAGTGCGAATGAAAGTCTAGTGTCCCGTGCTAGATGTCATATGGTAGCATACTTTATGGCTAATCCAGACGCAACACATATGATGTTTATTGATGCAGATATAAATTTTGATGCACTTGATATCTTACATATGCTGCAACATGATAAAGATATTATTGTAGGTGCATATCCTAAAAAGAATTTGAACTGGAATAATATAAAACACAATGTAGTAAATAATACATCAATTGATCCAAACTTACTAAACTCATCTGGTTCAAACTATGCACTTAATTTTAAATTAAATTTAGATGATGATGATGAACCAAAAATACAAATGGCAGATGGCCTTGTAGAATTAAAAGATGCTGCTACTGGTTTCATGCTAATCAAGCGTGAAGTAATTATGAAAATGATCGACAAATATCCTGATCTTTATTTTAATAATGATTTGAATATGGATCCAGAATTTGCAAAATGGACATACTTGTTTTTTGATACATATCTAGAACCTGATACAAAGAGATATCTATCAGAAGATTATGCGTTTTGTCGTCGCTGGCAAAATATTGAAGGCAAGATATGGCTTGATCCATTAGTGAAGTTGGATCATACTGGTCATTTTATATTTGAAGGTAATATAAACAATATTTTTTCTTAGTTTTTACTTGACATTCTAAACGAATCACTATATAAAGAATGTATAAGTTAGAAAAACGGAGAATACAATATGTTTAGAATTCCTAGTTTTTATAAGTTTGATACTAACTATGAAGATGCCAAAACAATAATGACCCAGTACGGTCGTGGTGATTTGCTTGAAGGCATGGAAGCGATGAACCGCGTATGGGATGAACATTGTGCTAGTTACAATTGTGACCACGCGCACTTCACTGATGACTCCGATTTTTATGAATACTATGAAGCAGAAGTAAATGCTTACAATAAAGTTTTCGAAACAATGCAACCACTTTTTTCTTGACAACCTAGACGAATCACTATATAAAGAGTGTATAGATAGCAACAAGGAAATCTCATATGTCAGTACAAGTTTTCAAAGTTTATCAAATTCAATTAGATGAAAAACTAGTAGAACTGGTTAATAAAGAGGGCTGGAATTGCCACGAAAAAGCAACTGCATATGCAGATGCCACATTTGGAAATTTTAAAGCGGCTGCTATGAAATTCGATGAATGTTATACTCATGTTGCAAACATTATTGCTGATAGCCTGGATCATGTTTTTGAAGTAGGAAATATTGGACCAGAAGATCGGATTGAGCGGTTTGGAAAAATGTCTAGTATTTCAGTTGGAAATATTATTGAAGATGCTGATGGTAATCGTTCAGTTGTAGCAAACTTTGGATTTGAATCTGTATAATGGCAAAGTATGGACCACGTATATTTCCCAGTGACCTGATTAATACTAAAAATCATTGGGCACTCGGAACTACTTGGACTGCAACTGGTAGCAAGGGCGGCATATATAATATCGAAATGAAACCCAACGGATTTACTTGTGATTGTCCAGCATTTAAAAAATGCAAACACATTAAATCAATCGAAGAAAAATTTGAGGATACGTTAGATGAATTTTTATGATTTGAAATTTAGTGAGATACATCCACGACACTTTCAAGCCAAACAATCTTTTGGTAAATATGATTTGAGTGTGATCCGAGAACCAGATAAAGATTCTTATGAAATCGCGGTGTTCAAGGATAATAATTTTGTTCAACTGCCTGGTATACATACAGATGATGATGTTATACCTTATCTTGACCCAGCAGATGTAGAATGCATTATGCGCAAACTACAATTAATTGCTGGTCCTAATTAATTTTTGTCATACTACTAATTAGTAGGATACATATTGTACTTGTATTCACTAATACGTTGTGCTTCTCTGTATAAGCCTTTGTTACGTAATTCACGAATTGCCATACAGTATGAACGGTATTCCATTGCTTTAATAAATCTATTCCACATTATCTGATCTCCAACATCAAGCGTTTTGCTTCTTTTGTATAACCTAGGCGATGCAATTCAGCGGCGGCTCTTGCTCTACCTATCGATTCCATTAATGCCCATGTGCCATGAGCAAATGCACGTAATGCGTTCCAAAAAGGATTAATTGTATATTCCATTACTAATGTTGTCATTATACAAATCCTCTCAAATTTTCATTTATACTAACACGTACATCATCGGCTTTGACCGTTACTGACTTTTTATATGATGTGTGTGCAATATGATGAATTTCGCCACGTGAAATACCGATATCATTTAGTTCATAGTTTGATAGTGCTGATAATTCTCTAATTGTCTGACGTACTTTTTTGTTATAATCCATTGTATTTCGAATGTTTGTGAGTGTTGCGATTAATTTGTTAATCATTACTTTATTCCTTGTATGTGTCTGTGTGATGGCGCCTTGCCATCATTGTCTAGCATGTAATTATAAGCAAATTGCCAATCACGTGCATATTCTGTTTTTGCCCAAGTCATCAAGTCTGAGCGTTTTGTTGCCTTACTAGCAAATCCTCCAAAAAGATTTGCTACGGCACTAAATACATTTAGTGTCATATAGGTTCTCCAAATTGTCTGATGCTTGAGGGAAGCAATACCCTAGTCTTTCCCAGTGCCACTCATTTTTTATAAGCTGAGGTCGCTTATCTTACACTTTTATTTATAGTAATATAACACTAAAAAACACAAAAAACAACTGTGTTTTATGCAATCTCGGTATGCGTCTGGTGCAATAGTGACAATTTGCCAATTACAATTAATACTTGCTATTTGCAAATTATTCTGCTATAATGATATAAATGTTAAGTGACTAAATATGTGTAATAAACAAATTAAGAAAGAATTAATATGTTAGCAAAAGGTAAAGTTCTTGTCACTGGTGGCGCTGGATTCGTGGGCAGAGAAGTTGTCAGACAATTATTAAGAAAGGGTTACGAAGTAACAGTTTTAGATATTGCAGAAAAGCCTGCTGATTTTACTATGGTAAAGTATATCAAAGGCGACATACAAAGTGCAGCAAAGTGTATAATGGCAACCGCAGGCAAAGATTTTGTTATTCATCTAGGTGCAAAGACGCGAATACCAGATAGTTTTATTGATCCTGATTTATATTTTGATATAAATGTTACAGGCACACGTAACATGCTTACTGCATCACACGCTGTAGGTATTCGTAAGTTTGTGTTTGCAAGTTCGTCTAGTATATATGGAAATAATCCTATACCACATAAACCATTTCATAAACCAGATCCATTAAACTATTATGCAATGACTAAGTTATTTGGTGAGCAATTATGCAAACAATATAAAAACGTTTTTGGATTGAATTATAATGTATTACGATTTTTCACAGTATATGGACTTGAACAACCATCAGATGATAATAATGGATTAATGATTAGTAGATTTTATCGTATGGCAAATGAAAATATTCCATTGACTGTTCACGGTGATGGCGAGTATAGAAGAGATTACATACATGTTAGTGACGTAGCACGTGCATGTATTGCGAGTATGGAGTCTAAAGTAAAGAGTGAAATTTTTAATGTAGGCACGGGTGAAAACGTTTCTGTGAATCGCGTTGTTGAAATATTACGAGAGTTTTTTCCTAATTTAGAAGTAGAATACCAAGAGAAGCCTAAAGGTTATGCGAGTGAAACACTTGCTGATGTATTAAAAGCAAGTAAACTTCTTGGCTGGCAGCCATCTATTAGTATTGAAAATGGTATTAGAGAATTATATAATATGAAGAAGAACCAATGAAACATAATCAGTATCATATAAGAACAGCAGGTAAAGAAGAACGTGCATTAAAAATAAGTATTATTATTTTAGTATTATTTGTTGTCATTGAACTATTTGGTGCACACATAAGTAATTCACTTGCGTTATTGAGTGATGCTTTACATCTTTCAACCGATGCACTAGCAATGATTATTGCAGTATTTGGATTCTGGATTGGTAGAAAACCACCAACAGATACATATTCATATGGATTTATGAGAGCAGAAGTTATTGCAGCATTTTTAAATGCACTTATGTGGATAGGACTTTTTGCATATATTATATATGAGGCAATTTATCGAATACTAAACCCTGAGCATGTTGATATATATTGGATGCTACCAATTGCGATTATTGGATTAATCGTTAATTTGATATTATTTAAAATAGTACATCATCATCATGATGGTCATAATATTAATATGCGAGGAGTGATACTTCATATCTTACTTGATATTTTAGGCAGTGTTGGTGCCATTATAGGTGGTATTGTAATATACTTTACAGATTGGTATTATATTGATCCTATTATAAGTGTGCTTCTTGCCAGTTTGATATTAAAAAGTGGTTGGGAATTATTAAAAGATTGTATTAGAATATTAATGACTGGAAAACCAGAACACATCGATATTGATGTTATAATAAGAGATATTATGACAAATGTAGATCATGTTAATAATGTACACCATGTACATATATGGGAATTGGCTAGTGGACAAATTTCAGCCGCTATGCACATCAATATATTGGATGATGGCGAATGCGATGATACAATATATAATACCAAGAAACTATTAATCGATAACTATAAAATAATACATACTACTATTCAGATTGAACATAATAATTGTCCAGACGAAGAATTATTTTATAATAAATTAACAGAGGAGAAAAAAAATGATTAATTGGATTAAAAACAGACTAAAAGAACGTACAACACTTGATGGAGTAGCACTAATCGCAACTGGATTTGCAATGCTTCTCGTACCAGTTGATTTAATTGCATATGCTGCAATTGCATATGGTGCGTGGACTATCTGGAAATCTGAATGAACTGGATCGATATAGATAAAAACATTATTAATATGATGGCTATATATGACGATAAAGATAAACTTTTTACTGATGTTAAAAAGTTATATAATTGGAATGATTCGCAGGTTAAACATGCAATTGAACCATTATTAAAACGGTGGGGATGGTATGATAAAAAAATAATATCAACTATCAAACCAAAAAAGATAGCCACCAAAACTAAATCTAAGGCAAAGAAAAATACAAAAGCATAATTTAAGGTGTGATATAAATGATACAATTGTCAGTATTAGTTTTATAACCTATTGATAATAAAGCAAAAATGTATTATATTAGTATAAGTAGAATAGTGTGAGCAGTTTATCTGCTCATATTTTTGTTTAAAAGGAAATATAATAATGAAACTATTACTAACAACAGTAGCCGCTATTTTAATGGCTACGACTTCATTTGCTGCAGATGTTGATGCTTCTGTGGAAATGAAAGTTGCTGAAAATAAAGCAACTGATAAGTACGAAGCAACTACTACAATTAGTGTTGATGTTGCAGCAGGTGAAGGTCCTGCTAATGTTGGACTAGAGATTGACTCTGTTGATGGCGGCGCAATCACACTGGATAAATGGCATGTCGGTACAGAGGTTGCAGACGTAACAGTATCATACGGTGATCAAGATGGTGTTTTTGTAGAAGCAACATCTGACTTTTCATCAATTTCAGAACCAACTATCGATGAATCATTAGCACTATCGTATGGGCCAGCATCAGTTGCAGTTGGTTTCACTGACATCACAACTGACGTTACTGAAGTGTCAAATGTACAACTTGCATATAATATTGACTTAGCACTTGTAGATGTAACTGCATCAATGGATTATAATCGTACATCTGAAGAGTATATCTGGGGTGCACGTTTTGATACTGTTGAAGTTTCAGGTATTGCAATGGGCGGCACTACATCGTATGAAGACGATGTATTGGCATATGAATTAGATACAACTGTATCTAATTTCACAGCATATATCAATGGCGACGAAGATGATTCATTAGAAAATATTGGTATCGGCCATGATAAAGATTTTTCTGGCGTTACCGTATCAACCGACGTTAACTATGATTTGGATGACGAAGAAGTTACGCCATCAGTCACACTTAGTTTTTCGTTCTAATAATAACTTAATGTTTTATTGTATAATTGGGGAGCCGTTGGCTCCCCTTTTTATTGATAAATAGTGTTGATAACATTATTCTAGGAGAATTTACATGCCATTGCAATCTAATGGGCCGATATCTGTAACCGACATAATTACAGAATTTAGTAGCAGATTACCGGAAGAGTTTTCTAATTTTCAAAATGTAAATTTTACTGAATTACTAAATTCTCTGGGTGATGTTTTGGACAAAACTTCCGGCGAACCTATCTCGTTCTCTAATTTTTATGGACTTTCAAATTACAGAATAATATTGGCAACAAATTCATTTGATGTTATTACTACATATTCTACGATTATACCAGTTGCCTCTATTTTAGCAGGTAGTATAGATGAATGGAGTGGAAACCTTGATGCATTGACATTGATATCAGTGCAGTCTCCTATTAACGGAACAGTTGTATTGAATGGATCTAATGTAGAATTCACATCTACAATGGATCCAACATACCAAGCAGGATTCTCATTCACGGTCAGAAACAGTTCTAATATAACTGAAACTGGAACTGTAGCAATGAATGTCCTAGCGATACCACCAATCATCACTCAGCCAGATACATTCTCTTTACGACAGGGAGAAACACTATTAGCTTCCTCAGCAGAATTGGTAACTAATGATATCGATGGACAGGGACAACCATTGTCAATTCTCAGTGTTGGTAATCCCGTTGGAGGCACAGTTACATTAACTGGTAGTACGATTGAATTTATATCAACTGGTTTATATGGAGAACCAGCTGGGTTTGATTACAATGTAACTAATGGTAGTAACAATGCAACTGGCACAGCATACATTAATATTACTCCATTACCCGAAAAACCATCGTATATGTACTGGGATGCGGCAGAGGCAATCGCTGCCACTAATGCTATATCTCCCCCATCACAAGCAGACGTTTTCAATTCATGGGATAGATTTGACGGTAGCGATTATTATCCGGGAGGAACAACTCCGGGTGGACAAGCCGCAGATTGGCAATTGGCACAAAATCCAACAAGAATTGTTCAGCCTACTAATACTAGTTACGGTGGTGGGTTTGTGTCTCCTGATTTATATGACGATTACGTATTTCAAGCAACTGTTAGATCAGATGCAGCAGGAGACAATGATACTATTGGTTTGATTGCAGCATTTTCAAGAGATGGATCAGTGAATAAAACACTAGTCGCTGCCAGAACTAAAGGCGGCCAAGAACCTTCTAATCATTGGGGTGTTTTCTACACTGAAGACGGCCCATGGGCACCGACTTGGATGATTCAAAGCACTGATATGACTGCGGGATCAACTACTAGTGTTTGGCAGCCAGACGAAACTAGAATTAAAGTTCAACGCCAAGGTGATATTATTACATTCTATACTACAAATTGGAATGACACTGGTAACTATCAGATTTCTTCTGAGATCGTAGTAGATTTATCAAGTGATCCTAGACTTGCAGTATTCATGGGATCATCTCCGTATGGTTATTATAGTCACTCTCAGGGAGGATCAACATACTTTGATGTATTATTTAATGGCGGCATTGATGGTGAAACTATCTTAGACGCCGAGACTCCTAATGTTTATCTATGGAATGGCGCTGGATGGGATTTATCCACTGGACCAAATGCAGTAACTATACAAGATAGCATTGGATATATCAGAAAAGTTAATAACCCCGACACTGGCGAAAGATTTATAGTAAAAGAAACTGATATTGTATATTTGGGAAAACTAACTGCTATGTCAAATTTGGATAGTAACAAAATATTAAATGAAACTCAAAATATTTTAATTAATACTAGTACTAGTATAACAGGTGGGGCTAATGGTTCAAGAATTGTGGGATTATATCAAAATGGCATCGAAGAAACAAATTTAATGACTGGCAAACCTGAATTGTTAACTGGTGGTGTTTGGGATAGTGGTTCAAAAAATCATATACTATCAGATAACCAATATTTTGCGAATAACAATATTGATATTAATACACTTCAATTAATCGGTGGGGTAGTAGTATTATCAGACGGCATTGTTGGTAAAATAACAAATATTACGACTGACACGATTACTTATGAACCATCTGATGATTTTAAATTATGGGATGAAACTATATAAATATATGATAATTGAAAGAGTATTATATTATGAATGAAGATGAAATTATTTTATCAGAGTTATCGGACGATGAACTTGTAATTCAAATGGGAGACGATTTGTATGATGGTCTCAAAGAGGAAGTCGAAGAAGGTACTAATATTCTTTTAGAACGTGGTTGGGAACCATATCGTGTACTAACAGAATCACTGGTTGCTGGAATGACTATTGTGGGCATAGACTTCCGTGATGGTATATTATTTGTACCAGAAGTATTACTAGCAGCAAACGCAATGAAGGGTGGCATGGCAATTCTAAAACCATTACTTGCTGAAACAGGAGCACCACAAGTTGGCACTATGGTAATCGGCACAGTCAAAGGTGATATACATGACATTGGTAAAAATCTAGTTGGTATGATGATGGAAGGTGCAGGATTTGATGTACACGATATTGGTATTAATAACGATGTTCAGGCTTATCTTGATGCAATCGAAGAACATAATCCAGATATATTAGGTATGAGTGCATTACTTACAACCACAATGCCTTATATGAAGGTTGTTATTGATGTAATGATTGAAAAAGGTATGCGTGATGATTATACAATACTAGTAGGCGGTGCACCACTAAATGAAGAATTTGGAAAAGCAATTGGTGCAGATGCGTATTGTAGAGATGCAGCAGTCGCAGTTGAAACAGCAAAAATGTTTATGAACCGTAAACATAATTCAATTTAGGTTGTAGTCAAAATGAGAATAGTATATATCCATGGTGCGACAGCCAGTGAACGAAGTTTTGCGTTTATACAAAAGTCTTTAAAATCCAAAAATCCTATCTATTTAAATTATAATAAGAAAACTTCTGCTAAAGATAATCTTGCTATAATGATAGACACTTTAAACAAAATAGATGATGAATTTTTTGTTATTGCACATAGTCTTGGTGGAGTATATGCTACATATTTACAGAACGAATTTGATAGTATTAAAAAAGTTGTAAGTCTAGCAACTCCATTTAACGGCAGTGAGATTGCTGTATGGGGAGCAACAATGAAATTCTTTTCTGGATATGAAATGTTTAGTGACATTACAACACATAGTAGATTTATCAGAGGTAGCCGTAATATTGATATTTCGTGTAATTGGCTTCAGGTAGTCACAACAGTTGGCGATGTACCATGGATATCAGGTGAAAATGATGGCATTGTCACTCGTAAAAGTATGACTTGCCGTGATGATATAGAATATACAGAAGTAGATAGAAATCATTATGAGATAGTTCTATCTGATAGAGTGATTGAAATTATTAAAAATAAATTCAACATTTGACAATACTATAAAAATATGTTATAAATAGGATGTAGGCAATGTCGAGCCTATCTTTAACGTGAGCGATGGTGTAAAGCCGTCAAGCAGAGGAGAAAACAATGGACGCACTCACTCTATGGAGCCTGGTAGGGTTCCTACTTGCTGCCTATGCAGTAATAGCCAATGATTCAGTACAAACTCTCGGTACATGGATGGCATCAAACAATGAGAGATTCAACTACAAAACATTATGGATAGCGGCATCCGCTGTCCTATTGGCCACACTATGGTATGGCTGGACTGTAAATGGTGGCGACATCAGTTACGGTAGACTTAATAAGATTCCGTGGCAAGAAGTACAGTGGTATCATGCTGCAGCGCCTCTTATCCTAGTTGCGCTAACTAGAATGGGTGTACCTGTATCAACATCATTCCTAGTATTGTCTGTATTTGCTAGTACATTTGTACTGGAGAAAATGCTTATGAAATCAATCATGGGCTATGGTGTAGCGGCAGGCTTTGCATATGTAGTATGGTTTGCAATGCACAAATACTTTGGCAAATGGTATGATGAAACAAAGCCAGTTAGCGAAAGCAACAAAAACTACTGGCGCATCGCACAATGGGTAGCCACAGGCGGCTTATGGTGGACATGGCTGAGTCATGACATTGCCAACATTGCAGTGTTCTTACCAAGAGTTATTCCAGTTGACCTAATGATGTTTATCAGTGCGGTGTTTGTAGTAGGCTTGTTCTTTATGTTTAAAGAACGCGGCGGTAAGATACAACAGATTGTATTAGAGAAACACAACACAAGATACGTGAGGTCAGCAACGCTGATTGACTTGTTCTATTGGTTGTGCTTATACTTCTTCAAAGAACTAAACGATATTCCAATGTCAACAACTTGGGTATTCGTGGGATTGCTTGCAGGTAGAGAACTTGCAATGGCAACATACTTTGGTAAAAAGAAAACGAAGTCAGTATTTCCACTAGTTGCTAAGGACTTTGGCAAGATGATGGTTGGTTTAGGTGCCTCAGTGGCTCTTGTGCTAATGATTCATTATATCATTGTGCCTAACGGACTTTGATATTTAAAGGCAGTGAATCGACACACTGCCTTTTCTATTGACAACACTATCAAAATATGTTATAAATAGAATGTAACGTTGAAGTGATTTGATGATTGGACAGGACCGCGGGGCAGTACCGCGCAGCTCCACCATAAGCACATTTAGATAAGTGTGTTTCTTATGGGGCTGAAATAGGATCGACTGACAAGATAGATGAATGGAGTTACCGGGATATAAGCGCCGTTACCGCGAATAAACTACACAATTGCAAATAACAATCGTGCGCCAGAAATGGCATTAGCGGCTTAATTTAAGCACGTGGGGGTTGGTAACTGACCTAGCAACAGAATAGTTACACAACACACACACACACAAAGGAGAACAATATGTTCGATATGAAACAAATGACAGAGATGGCTGAAAAATTCAGCGATTTATATAAAAACACTGGAATGAAACCAGAGGCATTTACAGAAGCATTTCAAAAAATGACACCTCCTACGCTTCCTAAAGTAACTTTTAATAAAAATGGTTATGAAATTCGCACTCAAGTATTAGAAATGGCACAATCACAAATGTGGCAAGACTACTACGCAAAGTATGGCATGTTTGAAACATCTGTTCGCAAAGAACATGATGAAGTTGTAACGAAGGTAGAAATGCCAGAAGTTCCAGGAACAGAACAAATTCTTGAAGCCGCACAACAGTTTTACAATTTTGTAAACAAAGGCAAATAACCAATATAATTGGTCTGGACAATGTTCAGACCAATTTACTTTATTGGATATAATAAAAGATTGCCACATATAATACTTGTAACAACTAATATAATATTGAAAAATCATTGAGATGTTTAATTTTAAATCACCCACAGTACAAATGCTAGGCAGATGGCAACCATGGCACGTGGGGCATACTGAATTGTTCAAACAATCAATTAAATTGACTGGACAAGTTATCATTATGTGCAGGGACGTTCAAGGTGAAGATGCTGGACCAGGGCAAGATGATAATCCTTGGGACTACTATGATGTAAGAACTAATATCATATCTGAATTAGAAAAGTATGGATATAAATTGCATTATGACTATGAAATTGCTAAAGTACCAAACATTATTGATATAAGTTATGGCAGAGGGGTGGGATACACATTTACAGAACACGATTTAGGACCAGATATACATGATATTAGTGCCACTAAAATTAGAAAAAAAATGCGAAAAGATGGAAGTTTAGAGTAAAATGCGAAAAAAAAGATATAATCTGAACCAGATCGAACAAGAACAGAAAAATGCAAAACAGGCAGACTTGATAGACAAAAAAGAAAAAGTACTCTTAACAGATGAATGGAGTGGATACTGTGATAACAACGACCACCCATTATTTTCAATCAATGTAACACATAGTAAACCATGGTCGGTATGTTATTATTGTAGTAAATTGTGGTTACTTGATAAAAGTGCTTGACAATATGCATTTTTTAATTTACTATAGATCATAGTAATTTAAATTAGGTAACAGAAAATGATTGTTCAACAAGAGAGATATCATAATTATATACTACGCCGTAGTAGGGAAGATAGAGAAGAAATGAACACAACTACAAATGTCTATGTAGTTCATACATATGATAAAAATAATAATTCTAGTATTAATAAATTTCTTGGAGTATATAGTAGCAAAGAACTTGCTGATAATGCAGGAAAAGAACATTGTGAAACTTGGGGCGATGATAACTTACATTATACTGTAATAATTAATGCATTAGACAATATTATTAACGGTGAACAACAATGACATATGTAGTAACGCAAGATTGTATTAAATGTAAGTATACTGATTGTGTAGAAGTATGTCCAGTGGACTGTTTTTACGAAGGTGAAGAAATGCTAGTAATCAATCCAGATGAATGCATAGATTGTGGTGTTTGTGAACCTGAGTGTCCGGCAGATGCAATTATAGCAGATACAGATCCATTATTCACGCAGCGATTATATGATATTAATGCCAAATGGTCAGAACAATGGGAAGTAATTATAGATCAAAAAGATCCGTTGGATGGCGCAGATGATCACAATCCTGCCAAAGGTTATACTGAAGATAAAACCCATTTATTAGATCAGTATGATTAGAAAGTACAAACATGTCTAATAAAGTTCCAGATTTCATATATTCTATATAGACAAGAAAAATATAATAATATATTAACTTAATTAATACTTGACATTCAAAACTAAACCTTCTATAAAGTATGTATAAGTTAACAAGAAAGAGAATCACATGACACAAGAAATTATCACATCCCATTCATTATCTTTTCTGCCCGAAATCAAAGAGTGTGTAGATTATGAACACTATTGTCAAACACGTTTTAAGGTTGGATTGGGTGTTGTTCCTAAATCCCTTTTTGATTCTATTTACTTGAGCGAAGATGAAGAGGAAGATTGTGTTCTAATTGATGAATCATAAAAAAAGTACTTGACATTCTGAACGAATCACTATATAAAGTAAGTATAGACAGTAACGAGGAAATACAGTATGACAAATCAAGCGCAATACGATGAATTCACAGTTTCAATGAACCATTTCTACGAAATGCAGCAAGAATTAGGCATGTCAACGGTTTGGAGTATGTATGAATTCGGCACAAAAGGGCCTGAATTTGCATTGTTTTCTAATAAAGTTCGTAAAGTAACTTATGAGTTTGTTCGTCCAGATGCAACTGTTGAAGAACTTAATGCAGATTTGCGTAATGGTACTAACAACACAATGATGCAAGTTAGTTCTCTTGCAGTAAATGGCTCAATCAAGGCACTGTGGGCTGCTGCTGAATCATGCATCAAGCAAAGTGGAACACATCATCGTTATATCGAAGACTTTGAATTCGGTGAAGATGGCACACTTGAACTTGTAACAGGATCTTAATCGATGGATAATTATCAACTACTAGAAAGAAAAATTATTCTACTTGAACAACGGGTAGAAAAACTTGAAAGCATTATTAGAGGACTTGAAAAATGAAAAATGTATTGGCAATTACTGCCGCACTTTTAATGACTGCAACTGTTTCTTATGCGGAACAGGTACGCGGCACTGTGATTGGAATGAAGGAAACATATCGTGATGTTGTTCAGGAAGTTCCAATTCAAACATGTAATACAGTAGATGTTCCAATTTATGAAACACGCCGAACAGGACAAGCAAGTTCTGGTGATGCTCTAGTAGGTGCAATTATCGGCGGTGCAATCGGCAATCAATTCGGTAACGGTAGTGGCAAAGATGCAATGACCGTTTTAGGTGCAATTATTGGTGCAGATAAAGTTAATAAAAAAGGTAAAGACGAAACTGTTATTGTAGGATATCGTCAAGAACGTCAATGTCGAACAACATACACCAATAAAGTATCACAAGTGCGCGGTGACAATATGGTAACTGTTGACATTGGTGGACAAACAGTTCGTCTATATACACAGCAGTGGTTTAAAAAAGGCACCACCGTGTACTTAAATGTAGATATGTAATATGTGAATTTTACTCTCTAAAATGATAAATACAGATGAAGAGGACTGTAACTATCATTAAGGAGAGTAAAATGTTTTTTCCACTTTTGGTGTTCATAGTCGCTCTAACCATCGCGGCAGTCGCGGCATGGTTTTCGGTTGCAGGACTCATGGCTATTTTTGCCGCATCAGCAGTACCAGTTGCTATCATGGCAGGATCTTTAGAAATAGGTAAGTTAGTTGCCGCATCTTGGGTCTACCGTAATTGGAAACGTTCACCGTTTCTAATAAAATCTTATCTTACATTTGCAGTAGTTGTGTTAATGTTCATCACTTCGATGGGCATTTTTGGCTTTTTGTCACGTGCTCACTTAGAACAAGCAAGTGAGAGTTTACAATCGCAGGCACGAATAGAACGTATAGATAATGATATAGTTCGTTATGAAGATACTATCACACGTTCCCAAATTAAGATTGAAAAACTTGAAACTCAGAATACAAATAATACAGATGAAATTCAAACGCAGATTGATACTGAACAACAACGTATGGACCAAGCATACGCAAGAGTTCAACCTGCAATAGATGAACAACTTGCTATTATCTTAGACCAACAAACTGGTTCAGAAGATCAAGTCAACTCATACTTAACACAAATTAAAAAAATAGATATTACACTTGAAAATCTACAATCATTTGTTGTAAATGATGAAATTAAAAAATTGCAAGCATTGGTTGGTGTTAAGACAGATGGTAATTATGGTCCTCGTACTGCAAATAAAGTTGATGAATTTCGATCACTGCAACAATTAGAAAAACAACGACTAGTTAATATTGTGGAAGATATTCGTACAAGTATTGATACATCAGTTATAGAACAAGCAAGAATTGAAATAAAGCGTTTGCGTTCTATTGCGGATCGTGATGTTGAAAAATCACAAGAAACTATTACACGGCTACGGACACAATTAGACCGTGTTTCTGAAATAGATAATACTACAAAAATTACAGAATTATTAGAATTAATTAAAGTATATGAGGGTGACATATCAGAATTACTAGTTACTAAATTTCAATTAGAAACTGAAGTGCGTATGTTAGAAGCAGAAATTGGACCAATTAAATATATTGCAGAACTAGTTTATGGTAATACGGAAAGAAATACAATAGATGATGCAGTTCGCTGGTTAATCATCGTATTCATTTTTGTTTTTGATCCATTAGCCGTATTGTTACTAATTGCAGCAAACTATAGTTTTCAAAATCGCCATACGAATAGTGAGGAAGAAATCTTTGATGTAATTTTTACTAAAAAAGACAAAAAAGAACTTGACATTAATCGAAATATAGACGATACTGATATAGAAGAAATTCTAGAAGAGATAACTGAAGAAGAATTAACTCGAAATCGAAACACAAGTCTGATACAGCGTAAGGGCTGGTTAGACAAAAAATAATATAGGTGATATTTGACTGATACTAAAGATTATACTTGTTCATTTTGTAACAAAGAAAAAGACATAGTTAAAACACTCATTGCTGGACCAAATCAGTTTATTTGCAATGAGTGTGTTGACTTATGCCATGAAATCATTCACGACACAAAACAAGCGTTTGCCAGTACAAGTGAATCTGATATGAGTTCTCTTCCTGGACCAGAAGATATTAAAGAATTCTTAGACGCACACATCATCGGCCAAGATGAAGCAAAAGAAGTACTGAGTGTTGCAGTTTATAATCATTACAAACGTATACATGCAGATGATAGTGATGGGGTTGAATTAGATAAATCTAATGTAATGATTATGGGACCGTCTGGCACTGGTAAAACATTACTTGCTAAAACAGTTGCGAAATTTTTAGATGTGCCGTTTGCACAAATTGATGCAACGTCACTTACTGAAAGTGGATATGTTGGCGATGATGTGGAAAATGTGGTACAGAAATTACTTATTGCCGCCGACTTTGATGTATCAAACGCAGAACATGGCATTGTATATATTGACGAAATTGATAAGAAAGCCAAGAAGGGTGAGAACGTATCTATCACAAAAGATGTAAGTGGCGAAGGTGTTCAGCAAGCCTTACTTAAAATTGTAGAAGGTTCAGTAATTCGTGTCCCTCCTGGAGGAGGACGTAAGCATCCGGGCACTGATATGATTGAAGTTGATACGAGTAAAATTCTATTTGTAGTTGGCGGTGCATTTGTTGGCATTGATAAGGTCATTGAACGTAGAGTAACATCTAATGCAGGTATTGGGTTTGGTGCGGTTGTGTATGATAAATCAACTAAAAAGATAAATATTCGTGAGCAAGTAGAAGCACAAGATGTAATAAAATATGGAGTCATCCCAGAATTTATGGGCAGATTTCCAATTATTGTTGGACTTGATGCTCTTACTGAAGATCAGTTAGTACAAGTATTAACTGAACCTAAAAATAGTATTGTTGCACAATTTAAAAAATTGTTTAGACTTGATGGCGTAGAATTGATTATTTCAGATTCAGCGTTAGAACAGATTGCTAGAAAAGCAACAACAGATGAAACAGGCGCTCGTGGATTGAGAAGTGTAATTGAAAAATCACTATTACAGATACAATTCAAATTGCCAAAATTGGCAAGTCAAGGACTACATTCTGTACATATTACAGATGAATTTATTTTAGGAAATGAAGAACCTATATTGGTATTCGATGAACAAGAAAAGGTTAAACAAAAATTATAAATGGATAAAAACAAATCCACACTAAAAATTAATGAGTATATTACTACTAACGAGTTACGCATCATAGGAACTAATGGCGAGGCACTTGGTATAATGTCAAACTCGGATGCGCAACAACTCGCAAGAAATGAAGATCTTGATTTGGTTCTTATTGTGCCGAATGCAACGCCTCCAGTAGCCCGTGTTGTAAGTATTAATAAATATAACTACGAACTTAAAAAGCGACAAAAGGAACAAGCAAAATCTGCTAGGGCTAACGCGATTGAAGTTAAAGAAGTTAAATTTAGACCTGGCATTGGTGTACACGATTTACAAATTAAAATGCGTCAAGCACAAAAGTTTATTGACAATGGTTCTAAAGTTAAAATAACAATACAAATGCGCGGCCGCGAGAATGCCAAGGCACAAGATGTACTGGCATATTTTATAGAAATGATTTCTAGCAGTCTGGCCAACTGGAAATATGAACAGCCATTAAAATTGAATGGCAATAGAATTACAGGTTTAATACAAAAAAATGACTAAAAATAATCACTATGTAAAAGGAAACGACAGTGACAGATATGCAAAGTCTGGAATGACAGTTGAAGTAAAAAATGGAAACTTCGAAAAAGCGTTTCGTAGATTTAAAAAAAAGTGCACTGAAGAAGGACTAGTACAAGAAATTAGAACACGAAAAGAATTTGTAAAGCCAAGCGAAATCAAACGTAAGGCTAGGGATGCTGGACGTAAACGTTGGCAAAAAATGAAACGCCAACAAGATAATACATGATAGATTTAGATACATTAGATTTAAGAACATTACAAAAAGAATCATCCAGGGCACTGCTTACTATGGATGGGTCTAGTAATGGTATTTGGCGATTTAATAAACAGGCGCATCATAATAGCCAACTATGGTATAAGGCGGTCATTCAACATTATATTGATGAATATGGTGATCTGCCGTGTAATATAGGTCCAGCAAAAAATATTGTACTTTTTTCAGAAAAAATTGGTGTATAGTATTGACATAATGTAATAAATACATTATATTAATTATTAGGAGAAAAAATGACACAAGTACAAGAAGCATCGTTATCACGCATTTGGCAACACGCAAAATCAGATAGACCTATTGCTCTATTGACAGCGTTTCGCGGCGAGTATGATCGTGAAGAAAATGTAAGACGTAACCGGCAACTTGCGGCAACTATTCGCAAGTTAGGCTATGGCTTCTTTTTTGTGGATGGCTATTGGATTGAAAATCAAGGCACTCCAGAAGAAGTGCATGTGGCAGAAGATTCACTTTTCGTTATTGCTCCAGAGGGAGCAGATGAAAAGTTTCGTCAACAGATGATTGAACTTGGTGCAAGTTATAATCAAGACGGTGTTCTTATTAAAGATAAAGAGGGCGCTAAAGTCTATGACAAATCTGGTGGCGAGATGTTTGACGTAGGTACATTAAGTCCTGGCAAAGCAGGCGAAATGTATACCAAGTTGCGAAACAACAAAAAGTCAAACACATTTGTTTTTGAAGGTGAACGTGATGACGTAGGTTTCATCGGTCGTCTACAAAAACTTGCAGGTGTTGCTAAAGAATAGTAACACTTATTTAACTGGAATCGCCTATTGGGATTCTACATTCTTGCTTATTAAAGGAGAAAAAAAATGACAAGAGTAACAACACTAAACTTACCTGATTTTCATCGCTCAGTATTGGGCTTTGATAGACTACTAAATGATTTCAATCGTTTGGATAATACAGGATATCCTCCATATAATGTAGAAACTATCGATGAAAACAAATATCAAATTACATTAGCACTTGCAGGATTTAGTCGTGATGATATTGAAATTACGATTAAAGAAGGACTACTTACAATCACTGGATCAAAACCAGATATTGAACAAGAAGGCCGTGAGTTTCTTCACCGTGGTATCGCAAACCGTGCTTTTTCACGTGAATGGAAACTAGCAGATTATGTTGAAGTAATTGATGCAACTATGGAAGATGGACTATTATTTGTATCACTGGAACGTAAAGTTCCAGAGGAAAAACAACCAAAAACTATTGCAATTCGTTAACAATTGTGATATAATATTAAGAGAGAAATAGAAATATTTCTCTCTTTTTAATAAATATTCAGCACGAAAACATGGATAATAAATTATGATAGCAGATGAACAAACATTAACATCAAGTCTTAATGAAATAGATTTAGAATTGAATGCCCCTAAAAGATTTTATGTATTAATGCACAATGATGATACCACACCATTTGATTTTGTGATTGAAGTATTAATAAAACTATTTAATCATACATCTGAAACATCAACCGATTTAGCAGCCAAAATTCATCAAGAAGGAAACGCTATTGTTGGTATGTACTATATGGAAATAGCAGAACAAAAAGTTGAGGAAACCACTCGCGCGGCCAGAAACAATGGCTTTACTCTTGCAACTAGTATAGAACCTGCTGAATAATTTAATGCCCAGTATTAAATTATTACAATATAATATGGATGCAATGCAGCGCGGAATAGACTATTTACGCAGGGCAGCAAAAGATGCAGATGTATTCCTATTACAGCGTGTGCCAATGGAAGCAAAAAAAGAAATAGAAAATGTATTAGATTGCAGACTATTCTTACTAGAATCTACTCCTGGGGTAGGCAATTTATGTGTTGCAATGGGAAAAAATCATATTGGTCATCCATTTTCAAAGATGAAAAGTGTTATTTTGCCGTCCTATGAAAAGGTGATAGAAATTGGTAAAAATAATAAATCTCAAGGCTGCACAGCATTACGGGCACAACTCGACAATGTAAATATCATTACATTTTTGCCCTGTTATCCGCAAGATAATAATGATAATAATTCAATACTTATAAACGATTTAGATAGAAGATCAGATATTGAGTTTTTATTAAATCTTTATAAAGATAGACCTACTATTATTGCTGGTGATTTTCATACTATTCCTGGATCACCGCAAGATGAAACTACCAAACATCTGTTAGATAAGTATGGCTTCAAATCACATTTAGATGAATATGATACTTGGTATGTACCAGACCACATCCCATCAAATTTAGATAAGTTAGTAAGTAATATAGACGTTGACATTTCTGATGTCGTAGTATATAATGAAAATATAAATAATAGTATGCAGGGCCACCTAGCAATAAGTTATAGACTAGAATATAATATTGAAGAGGATTAATTAATGACAGTCGGAATGATTTCCGCTATTCCAGAAGAATATTCAAAAATTGAATGGGATAATGAACCAGTAACTAAAACAGTTATGAAAAAGAAATTTCAAATTGGTAAGATTAATGATATTGATATCATTGCAGTTGAGTCTGGTATTGGAAAAGTAAACACTGCAGTTGTAACTACCATATTAATTTCTCATTTTGAATGTAATAGTATCGTGTTTAGTGGTGTTGCGGGTGGACTAAATCCAAACTATAACATCGGCGATGTAATAATTGCAGACAAACTTATTCAACATGATTATGGCGCCATAGTAAACGGAGAAGTATACTCTAGTTTACCTGGAAGTTTTCCAGCATTGGAAGATTCAACTAATCCAATTTCATTTGAAATGAGTAGTGAAATGCGAAAATATTTACAATCACATTTGGGAAGAAATGTAAAATTTGGAACAATACTAACTGGCGATACGTATCTTAGTTGTTCGCAGACTAGAGAAATGTTTTACAATCAATTTAATGCTGATGCTATCGAAATGGAAGGTGCTGCTTTGGCACAAGTATGTTGCCAATGTAATGTGCCATTCATTGTTGTCAGAGTACTAAGTGATCTCGCAGGAGAAGATTCGCATACAGATTTCGATACATTCGTAGATGATAGTTCAAAAAAATCGGCGATGGTTGTTTCACATTTATTGCCAGTTTTGGATATCTGGCATGATTGAAAAATTTGAAGACACCCCCTTTGAGCAATCAGAACATCTTCGGCTTCGCAATGAATATTATTATGCAGTTTATGAAGATAAATGGCCGGTGTGTGATGGACACTTACTTTTTGTCCCTCGACAAAATAATATAAAATTTATCACACTTGCATTAGAAGCAACCATTGAATATGGTGATGCTCTTAGAAATGAAGGCAAGATTGATGCTTATCATTTTGGTATGAATATGGGCGAAGCCGCAGGACAAACAGTTATGTGGCCTCATATTCATTTTATCCCTAGACACAAAGATGATGTCGATGGTTTTCCAGGTAGTGTGAGACTTGCACATACTGGTGGTAAAGGTGCAAATTATTATGCAAATCATCCAAAGTTTAAAGATGAATACATAGAAAAACATAATCAATTAATGAAAGAAAAAGGATTTAAATAATGAGTTCTTATGAACCCAACTCTGCAATTGTAGTATTGTATGATTCCAAGGAATATAAAGCACTTGATAAAAAATCAAGTGGAGTAGTATCTAGTGTGTGTGGACTAAAATCACTAGCAACAAAAGATACTGGAGAAGTGGTGATATCTTTTCCATCTAAGATTAATGTAGATGCGATTATTGTTGTAAAAACAGATACAGTAACTGGAAATGATTGGCGTAACTTTGGTGGTAAGTTAGTAAAACAATGGAAAAGTCGTGTTGATAATTTGTACTTTGAAATTAACAATGATTTTAATGAATCAATATATGAAGGTGCACATCTGGCATTATATACGTTTGACAAATATAAATCTAAAAAAGATACAGAAACTCTAACAGTTCACATCGATGCAGTACCAGAAGTATCAATACATAAAAGTGTTTCATTTGCACGTGACCTTGTTTCAGAACCAGGCAATGTTTTATATCCCGAAACATATGCAAATATTATTAGTGCTAAACTTATGCCATTGGGGGTAACAGTAAAAGTATATCACGAGGCACAATTGAAAGCAATGGGATTTGATTTGCTACTAAGTGTGGGACAAGGATCACGTAGAGATTCATATGTTGTTGTAATGGAATGGAATGGCGGAGATGATGAACGACCGATTGCATTGGTGGGCAAAGGTGTAACCTTTGATACTGGTGGAATTTCTATCAAACCAAGTGCTGGCATGGGTGATATGAAATTTGATATGGGCGGTAGTGCTGCGGTTGTAGGAGCAATGCATGCCATCGCCGCACAAAATATTCAAGCCAATGTAGTCGGAATTGTTGGACTAGTAGAGAACATGCCAGATGGTAATGCGATCAAGCCGGGCGATATTGTTACATCACTAAGTGGACAAACAGTTGAAAACTTAAATACAGATGCCGAAGGTAGATTGGTATTGGCCGATATATTGACTTATGTACAAACAGAATATGATCCAGATCGTATTATTGATCTTGCAACTCTAACTGGTGCTATTATCGTATCATTGGGGCATGAAATGGCTGGACTATTTACAAATTCTACTGAGTTTGGAAATGATATTATTGAAGGTGGTGAGTTAGCAGGCGAATCATATTGGCGTATGCCAATGGGCAAAAACTGGAACAAAATGATTGATTCAAAGATTGCAGATATGAAAAATATTGGTGGCAAAGGTGGTGGATCAACTACTGCTGCCGAATTCTTATATCGTTTTGTAGATAAAGATCGTAATTGGGCACACTTGGATATTGCTGGCATGGCATGGAATGAAAGTGGCAATGATATTGTTCCAGGCGGTGCGGTTGGATTTGGTGTAAGAACATTAGTAAATACTGTTTTGATATCAAATGATGTGAGACCAATTGATGAAGATATGAAATATTAAATGTAATAAATAGACTCAGTATAGGAGTACTATAATGAGTTTTATTATATCATATATGATTAGATGGGTTATCCAAGGATGGATAATATCGAAAATTGCAAAAATAGTTCGAAGGTGGATGATCAAACGTTATTCGCTTGAGAATAAATTCAATCAAAGTTTCACAAAATCACACGAAGTTGATTGGGAAAATATAAAATGGTTTGCTCAATTCGCTAGAGCGGCATATAAGAAAGATAACAATGTAATCAAAGAATTGTATAAAGATTATGATGTATATATTAATGAAATAAATGATATCAAATACATTGTTTTATTCGATCCAGATAATAAAAAACAATATATTTCTATACGTGGCACTTGTAATTCACATAATGCAATGCAAGATATAAATTTCTTTCGTAGCAAAAGCTTTAGACTTGATATAGAGTTGCACAAAGGATTTCATAAAACAGCAGAAATGATTGCTGATGATTTGATTTCCAGACTGGATAAAACTTGGTCTACATATGTAACTGGGCACAGTTTAGGTGCTGCAGAAGCACTAATAGTAAGTTGGTATTTGGATTACTCAGGGCATACGGTATCAGAATGTATAAACTTTGGTCAACCTAAAGTAACATCATCGCAAGGTATTCGCAAAATGCGGGGTAAAATTAAACTAACAAGAGTTGTGAATGAAACAGATGTTGTTCCACTTGTTCCACCATCCGGTACACATATACATAGATATGCACACACGGGTGAACTAATCAAACTATTAGATGATGGAAAGTATTGTTACCTTGAAGAGCCGGATAGTCTAAATTTTGGTGTAAATAGTTTTTGGTTATTTGCGGCAAGAGAAAGTTTTTCATTCTATGAAATAGGTAAAGAATTACCGGATCACTTTATGGATTCTTATATTGAAAATATTGATAACATCATTAAAAAAGGTGAGGAAGTAAAATGGTCTGAAAGATTAAAATACTTAAAAGATGAAAGTTTACTAGGCGAATGGAAAAAGTAAAAAGTTGTTGACAAGAATGAAAAAACGTGTTATACTCTACACACAATGGTATAAAAAATTAAGAGCACAAGACCACAAAATACATAATAGTATATCTTGGGCAATATATAATTCTGCATATTATGATACTAATGGAAAATACAAAGAACATTAATCTTAAAAGCAAAGGAATAATAGTAATATGAGCGCCGAGGACGACAAAAAACGGGCAGAACAACAAAAAGCCCAAGAACAAGACAAAAAAAATAAAGCGCAAGCAGATAAGGCACAAGCGCAAAAAGACAAAGCAGACGCAGAAGCCAAAAAAGCATCTGCAGAAAAACAGCAACGTGATGCACAAGCAGCGCATGATAAAGCGGAGGCAGACCATGCGGCAGCAGAGGCATCGGAAAAACAAGCAGAGGCAGATTATAATGCTGCCACGGCCGCTGTTACTAATGCACAAGCGAATGTTTTAAAAGTTTCTAAACCACAATATACCGTTAATGTTGCGGCAGGTACATCAGTTGAAACTGGTGGGTCAGTGGGAAACGAACAGGCAGGAGCAAGCGGTAGTGCGCAAGCAAGTGCGAGTGCAGAGGCAGGCGCAAGTGCAGGATTTCAATCAGATGGCAGTTCCTTTGCAGCAGGTGCAGAAGCACACGCAAGTGCGGAAGCAAGTGCAAGCGCAATTGCGGAAGCACATGCAGAGCAAGATTTAGGTCCATTAGGAACAGCCCACGCTGATGCAGAAGGCGAAGCAGAAGCACACGCAAGTGCAGAAGCAGAAGCACACGCTAATGCGAGTGGAGGCTGGGATGGCAGTGATGCAACGGCTGCTGCGTCTGTTGGCGCAAGTGCACGTGCAGAAGCAGGAGCAAGTGGATCAGTAGATGCAAGTGTCGGCCTAGATACGCCATTAGGTGATATTTCAATAGATGCCGGCGCAGACGGTGAAGCGAATGTACATGCTGAAGCATATGCTGAAGCAGGTGCAAGTGCAAGTATCGGCGAACACGGTGCGTCAGTGGAAGCGGGTGCCATTGCGGGTGCTAGTGTAGGTGCAGAAGCAAGTGGGTCAGCACATTTGGGCGGTGCCGAAGTATCAGGTAGTACTGAAGTGAGTGTGGGCGCACAAGTTGGGGTACAAGGTTCTGCACACGCTACATATGAAGATGACACAATCAGTTTCGGTATTGATGGTAAGGCTGCATTACTTGTTGGATTAGATATTGATGTTGATGTTGATATTGATATTGGTCCACTAGTAGATGGTGCACAAGCAATCCTTGATGCTGGTGGAACAATTGAAGATGCAATGGATCACGTAACTGATGGAATCGATAAGGCACAAGATGAAGCAATTAAAGCAGCCAAAGATGCTGAAAAACTTGCAAACGATGTAGCGAACCAAGCAGAACAAACTTATAAAAGTGCACAAAAAGCGGTAGATGACACAGGACAGGCTATTGAGGATACAGGTAAGGCAATAACAAATGCAGCAAATGATGTTGCTAACTGGACAGAAAAAACATTCAGCGCACAAAATATGCTGAATGATGCGAATACAGCAATTAAAGGTTGCAATGATGCTATCAATACTTGTAATAATGCAATTAATGATGCATCGAAGGCAATCACTGATGCAGCGAATGCCGCAGCAAAAGCCGCAGAAGATGCAGCGAATGCCGCAGCAAAAGCAGCCAAGGATGCAGCAAAATCTGTAGGTAAATCATTTAAGAAACTCTTCAGTGATACTCGCCTCAAAGAAAATGTAAAACTAGTTAGCACAGTTGATGGTCTTAGTGTTTATACTTATAACTATGTTGGTGATAGTGTAAAACAAAAAGGTGTAATGGCACAAGAACTACTTGAAACAAAGTATGCAAATGCAGTTACATTACATGAAAATGGTTTCTATCAGGTTGACTATTCTCTATTGCCAAACGGTACTAGATAATATATATGGCTGAAAAGATTGTACTTTTCAAGCAAGAGTATCTAGTAGGATTTCTTAATGAAGACCTACTAGGGCTTTCTGCTATGATAATGAATAGTTATTATAATAATAACTTCATGGCAGAAGATGATGACCATATACGAAAAGAAGATGTTAGAATTGAGTTTAACGCTCAAATACAAAGAATCGCATCAAGTTTAGAAAAAGAATGGTTTGATGCTTTTGGCACAGAAATTGAATTATGTTGGAATACTAGTAGTACAGAAGATCCAAACACTGCTTTTTGGTCAGTGGTGCATGGCAAAAATGAATCTACTAATTTACATACTCATGAATCAGAAGAAAATTATGCAGAAGGCGCTCACGTTAGTGCAGCATATTATGTACAAGTTCCTCCAAGAAGTGGAGACTTGGTATTCCAATACAAACAAAATCCGTATATAACTGAACAAACAACTATTAAAGCGGAGCCAAACAAATTTGTAATGTTTGATAGTACGATAAGTCACTTTGTTACAAAGAACCATACCAATGACAAACGAATTGTTATTAGTATGAATTTTAAAATTAAAGAAACTAAGGAGAAATAAAATGTCACAAATGCCAAAAGATTGGGATAAAAAAATGAATGCTGCAATTAAGGCTGCTGAAAAAGCGACCGCAGAAGCAGCAGTAGCAGCAACTAAAGCGGCACAAAAAAATGAACAATTAGCAGTAGAAGCAGCCGCAGCGGCGAAAGCAGCAGCAGATGCAGGTGTTAAAGATGCTAAAAAGCAAGCAACAGCAGTTGCAAAAACAGCGAAAAAAGCAACTACCGGTACGATTGAAAAATCAGCAGATGCTGCTTATAATGCTGCTAAAAAAGCAACCAAAGCATTGAAGTTTTGGTAAATGTATAGATATAGGTGCAAAATACTTAGAGTAGTTGATGGTGACACAGTTGATGTGGATATTGATCTAGGTTTTGGAGTATGGTTACATAAAGAGCGTATTCGTATTATGGGAATTGACACCCCTGAGACCCGTACTCGGGACTTAGTAGAAAAACAATTTGGTAATTTAGCAAAAGACTTTGTTAAAGATTTAATGCCTGTTGGGTCAACACAAATAATAATGACTACAAAAGACAAAACTGGAAAGTTCGGTCGTATTCTTGGTGACTTTAGTATTAATGATAAACTATTCACTGAAATAATGATTGAAAAGAATTTGGCTGTTCGCTATCATGGCCAAGACAAAGATGATGTCGAAAAAGAACATCTAAGGAACAGAGAAATTCTAATAGAAAACAAATCTATTATATTGAAGGAGATATAAAATGGGATTTAAATTTGATTTTAAAGTAGAACATGTCGCAGAATTGTTGCCACGCATTAATGCTAGTGAATGGTTTGACGCCATGGAGAGAGTATTACCCAGATGGGATATTGATACAGAAAATAGAGTAGCGGGATTTATTGCACAAACTGGACACGAAAGTGCGGGTTATACTGTGTTAACTGAAAATCTAAACTATAGTTCTAAAGCATTAAATTCAATATTTCCAAAATATTTTGAACGTGCTGGTAGGAATGCTGATGATTATCACAGACAGCCAGAAAAAATTGCAAATGTAATTTACGCAAATAGAATGGATAATGGTGATACCGATAGTGGTGACGGATGGCGTTTTAGAGGTGGTGGTATTCTGCAACTTACTGGTCGACATAATTATACACAATTTGGCAAAGCAGAAGATATGAGTGCAGAAGATGCAACTGATTTTGTTCGTACACCTATTGGTGCTTTAGCAAGTGCATGTTGGTTTTGGGATACAAATAATATTAATCGCTATTGTGATGACCAAGATATTGTTACCATGACTAAAAGAATTAATGGTGGAACAATTGGATTAGAAGACAGGACAAAACACTGGGAACATGCATTAGAAGTTTTAGGTGGACATTATACACCAAAGAAACGAACACTGCGCAAAGGCGACCGTGGTAGTGATGTTGCTGCTATGCAAAAAGTATTGGGAGAAAGTTCTGATGGTATCTTTGGTTCAGGTACAGAGCGCACAGTTATGGACTGGCAAAGAAATAACGGATTAGTTGCTGATGGTATTGTTGGTGTAAACACACAGAAAGCAATGGGTCTTTAATTTTTTTTTGATTTAATTGGAGGTTCTATCCAAATGCAATCTATTGTTTGCATATTATCAGATACTAATACCATTGCATCACGAAGTGCCTCTCCGCAAGCACTCTCTAAATCGAATGTGCCCAGCTGGTATGTAGCCAATTGTTGAGTATTAGGAATCAATGCTACCCATAATAATATCCACATATTATTCCCCTTATTGTTTTTCTTTTATAACTCTAATTCTGTCACTTAACTTTTTATCAAGTTTTGCAATGTCGTCGTCGATTTCGTCAATCCACGATTCATGTTGAGCAAATGTAGATTGTAATTCACCGATTAGTTCTGCTAGTCTGCGATCAATATATTCACCTAATCGATTGTCTTCTGTTAATCTGACTTTATCAATTTCTAAGATACCGTCGAGTGTTTTTTCTTTAAGGTCTCGGTATTGGTCTTTTAAGTCCGATACATCACGCTGTAAGTTTACTTCTTGTTCAACTGCCATACGGCTTGTAAGTTCAGATACTTGTTCATTAAGTTGGTTAATCGTTTGTGCTTGTTGTGCTGTCCACCATACAAATGCTGACACTTGTAATACAATTGTAATAACAACACCTATGCTGAATTTATTATTCATAGAACTATTCCTCCACTGGATTGTCAATTAATATTACACAAAATGTACTACTTACTAGTGAATTGTTTGTACTACTATAAGCACGGACTTCAATGTCATCACCCGCATTTACTACAATTGGAATGTTATAATTTTTAGCGTATGTTGTTGCACTCACTGTGATAATATCACGTGCATTCCACGCACCGTTGCCTGGTGCATTTGGATCACGTGTCATAAGCATTGCAATTGCATCTGTATTTTGTTTACCAGCACCAACAGTCCATTGTGTAATATAACCTGTCTTACCTGCTGGAATTGTATATTGTGCCATAAACGTTTGTCCACGCCCAGCGGCGTTTGCGCCAGTACCATCTACGCCAATAATAGCCAACACTGTTGAAGTATCGTCACTGGTAATACTGATAGTTCCTTCGTTAACGCCGCTTGCGCCTACTGAAACTACTTTAACACGAAACACACGTTTAAATTCTCCAATGGTGGTTGCGCCAACATTAACTGTTTCTACAACAACTTCACCTGCTTGATTCATGCCTTGTATCTCTACACTTCTGGCACCAGAGCCAGATAGAACATCTTCTATGCTATCACTTGTTACAGTGAGTGTTTCGGCTGTTTCAATGTATGTGTAAATTCCGCCGCCGTCCCAGATGGTTTCTTTATCACTGTCTACGTCTAGGTTCATACCAAACTTTTCAATATGGCTTACGCCGTCAATATCGCCGTCTGCTAGTTGTATACCCCAACCAAAGTTATTTCCAATTACTCGTAGTGCAGGAAGTCCTGCAGCATTGTATTCCATTGAATTTTGTATACCCATCAGATTTCTATCTAAATTTGGATGTTGATAATCATTCATTTTCTATTTCCTTTCGTAGTATGCTACTTACCAAGCCTTACAAGACCAGTATCTTGCTTTAGTTTTTGGTCCTGGATTTTTACAATTATGTCTTGCTCTAAAACTCTTACGTGCTTTCGGATTAGAAACTCTAATTCGCATAGTTTTTTCACCTTTTGCTTTCGCACTTGTGCCACCATGTCCAAAGTTAACTTTGATTACATTGCCTTTATCATTCTTTACATATACTTTGAACTTTTTAACATCCCCCCGCATAGGTTTGTTTAGTTTAACAGTACGCCCTTGATATTCCGCTTCAAATAAATCACTATCGTCTTCGCTATAGCCAAGATAACCAAATTCTTCATGAAAATCTTGTGTCTCTTCAAGTGTAATTTCTTCAATAATGGCATTTGATTGCTCATTTAAAATATCATTAATTTTCATAATAATTCTTCCTTTGTCGTTTGACTTCTTTAAACATTGTTAGTTGAGCCTTTAGAAACTTTTTTAGTATCGATCATTCCTGAACTATCATTTTTTGACTTTTTAGGTGCCACTGGTTTAGGTACTGATGTAGTTACATTAGGTTTTTTATTAATATTAGATTTTTTTACTACTGCCTTTATAGTTGTGTCAATCGCATCTTTAGTATCATTTGAGATTCCATCAAAGTTATTTGGAGATGTTGTGGGTCTTGCTACTGGTCTAACACTTGTTGTAGG